ATATCTCAATCCAATCGACTTCTGCAGTGGTGTAGGAAACAGTGTTGATGGTGGTTGGTGATACGGTTAACTCACCATTGTCGATCACTGTTAGATTATAGTCTTGCAGGTAGTAGTTAAAATCTACCAGCGGGCTAATTATTTTTATATTCGTAGTAGGCATTACGCTAGGCAGACCCAGTAGCCGATGTAATTACAGTATACTAATGCGTAAATCATCACCCTTTCTCCTTACCAATCTCATCAAGCATCACGGACTTTCTGCGCTCATGTCCGTGATAGATTGTGCATTTTGTTTCAACGGTGCTGACCCTATTATCGAGACTGTGAATCATTGTTCTGAGGTTAGCAATGACGACCCCAATATTAGCAGTCTCAATCTTTAATGTAGTATCGATACTGCTGAGTTTATTCAAAACCTGTTTGATTGACCAAAATAATAATGTCGCAAATAAAACTGACACACCAGTTAAAACCCACCAAAGAATAGAAATTATTTCCTGCGAATGAACAATGATAGTTTCTTCACCCATCTTTCATCACCTTTTTTTTATCACTATTACTGCTGGCAGCATCATTATCATCAAGTTGGTTACCGGTACTGGCAAACTTCGATGGGTCGATGTCAAACGGTAAATCACCGAATAACACTTTATCTTTTTTCCATTGTGCCATTACTTTTTCCAACCTCTCACCCAGGACTTTCGCAGCTTTACTAGGTGACATCATACCTGAGCGAACTTTTGCTGCCAAAACGTCGAATTCTTCTTGTGGATTAACGGCAGCTCTTGGGGGAAATGCCCAATCGGTTGTGTAATCACCTTTACCGTTGATAACTTGGTGTAGGGAGGCAAACCATGTGAAGATTTTCTGTAAACCAGGCTTAAACATTAGTTTCTGAGCATAATCGAGTTCGTTGTAAAACTCAGATCGACCCATGCGACCAGAAGCAAAATTAACTAGCGAATAATCACCAGTCAACTGTTCGTATGTAAGTCCACAACCAACTGCCATATCACGCTTTAAACTAGCATCAAAATTACTCGAATTATCGGCTTTTGGAGGGGTTATTGTGTGAGGTACAGTGCCTTGTTTGACATACTGTATCATAGCCGGTTCCAGTTCATCTGGGCTACTGCTGGTACCAGTAGTATTATTGACATCCAAACCCATTTTCTGATCGGCATCTTCGATAAATAACGCGAACAATGCAGCAATCTGCTGCTGCATCAATTTAGCGTCCTTATACGTGTCATAGTCGCGCATTAATGTAGCAACTGATGCCAACCAGGTAATACCGAGGTGTTGACCGGCACGTTCCTTTCTGAAAATATGAACGATGTTTTGTGCAGGGAAAAATTTAGATTGTGCAGTCTGGTTTCGGTTATCCATCTTAAACCAGTACCCTTTTAATTGACCGTTACCATCGTATTCGACTCCATCGACGATGTTCTCACCAAATTTAGCGCGATCAAGTTGATCTTGTTCGAGAGTTTGCAACTGCAATGGCATTTTCATCATCACATTAATGTGCTTACGAACAAACACTCCACCCGACTCAACAACAGTGTTCGCCCATAACCATTCCAACCCGTAAAGATCATAATGACCTTCAAAATCACAATCGGTACTTTCAGCCCACAAATCCCAATCGATCTGAAATTTATCAGCTTTAACTTCGGATTTTTCATTCACATCTACCGATATTCCGGCACCGACAATATTATTAGCCCAAACCCGTTTCACTCGATTTGCGAGAGGGTTATTGCGACCCAATTCCTGCGCTCGATCTGTTGCTAACGATACTGCTTTACTAACTTCCTTCGACCCAGATGTTTTACGTGAATTCCAACCATCTGTTCTACGCGACCTGGACGATATGTCGTAATCACGAACTGCTTCCGCTACTTTTCGTGCTTGTGCGCGTTTTAAACCAGCTACCGGATTAAAAAAACTCACAACTGTATCAATTGGGTTCTGCATAACTTAGTAACCTTTATGTACACGTACCAATCTGGCACCTTTTGGTTTACTCGAAGACAACTCAGCTTCAGCATCTGCGATTGCGATCCGCATATCTTTCATGCTTTGATATTCAACCCAAGTGTCACCCTCACGAACCTTCAGGACACCACGATGGTATGATCGTTTTAACGCATCTAATTCAGCTTGGGTAATCATCTCTTTTTAATCCAACCTTTTCGTCGTATTTTACGATCACCAGACTCAACTGGTTGATCAAGGGTAGGTTTATGGGTGGGTAGGTAAATATTTTCCAATTCTACCCAATCTGATTCGGACATTCTATCGATTTGAAGCATAGCAGAACCTGCGCGACTGTAAACTCTACAATCGAGAAAATGGTTGTCTTTTCGCATATTTTTCCAGATATATCTCAAAAAACCTCGATTATCGACCTCAGCAACATACTGTTCAGCAGTCAACTGCTTAAAATACTCATCGTCATAGAGTGGGAAGTGACAATACCCAGATGGGTAAAGCTTACCCGCTTCGAGGTCTTCGTCAGTTGGTTTTTTAGCGTTGAACCACCGATAAAGCTGTTCTTTGATGACGGATGAACCAACTTTCCACAACATCGTACCCCTGGTTATTCGTTGACCGTCTAACCGGATGTCAACTGGTGTTGGGGTACCCAGGATGGTTTTTAAATTATCATCACCTTTGACTGCCACCAACCGATCTGAGACATAATTACGACAAAAGCTATAAACTTCCTGAGTGTTATAGCCGGAATCAATACACGCTTTTTGGATTGGAATCTGGATGCCAATGCTGTTCGGGAATGTTCGATCAAGAAATTGTGTTAACCTATCCTGTGTCGGTTGCAACGCTATATCACCTTCTATGACCCCTTTTTCTATCGACCAACTCTCTTTTCGACGACCCCAACCTGTTACTTCATACAACAAATAATCTTTTTGAACGTCAATTCCGCACGTAATAATTAACGCACCATCTGGGATTACCGAAATTGGATAATTTTCCCTTCGTTCGTACATCCTTTCCCACTCTGGACGTTCACCTTCTTCCTTCCAGGTTTCTGCCATTCTAGTATTATAAAATGCCTTCAATGATTCAGAATCATCGAGAGCATCAACGAACTCTTTTGCTAGTTTCGTAACAGGAGTAAAAGGACTTGCTAGTGAATTAACTTTATATCCGTGATGCCACCAAATTTCCGGTTTAGTCACTAACCAACTGCCGTTTCGGATACTCCAATGACGATCACTCTCATTCCAAACTGAACCGCACTCACTACAGACTATCGCAGCACCTTCATGTTGGAATTTACCTTTATCGTTTTTCGGTATTTTCACATCAGGCCAGTTTAAAACTTTCTCATGACCACAATGTTTACATTTCTGCTGAAACACTGACATATTTGATTTTTTATATTCGGCATCGATCCGTGACTTTCCTTCGACAGTCGGTGAGCAAGCGGCAATTTTTTTCGCACGATTACCATAAGTGGTACTCCGACCCCATACAACAGCGATGGGGTCACCCTCACCACCGGAACCTTTTTCACCGGAACCTACGTTGATCGGGTATTTGTCTATTTCATCGAGTAGCACGATTCTACATGCTCTCATTGCGAGGTCAGTTGGGTTCCTGGCAGAAACGATACTGATCTGACCACCAGGGTATTGCTTTTGAGTTATTGTGTTGCCTTCACCACGACGATTACCACTGAAAATATCTGCGAGTACAGGGGTAGCATTCACTGACTTAACTAGACGTTCTTTTGACCACGCTTCAGCAGTTTCTTTTTTTGGTGCAACATAGATTATAGGGCTTGGTTCCTGGTGCATGTAAAATAAAGCAGCATTGATCATAAATTCAGTTTTCATGAACTGAATACAACACATTACAGTTACTTCCTGCACCTTCTTATTACTGAGGGATAACATTGGCTGACGTGCTACCTCTACCCTGGAGGTTTTCCAACGTCCAGGTTCTGCTGAGTTGTCCGGTAAATATCGGTAAGTATCAGCCCATTCAACGAGGTTCAACTTTGGGGGCGGAGATAGGGATGTACGAAAAACTTCCGTTATCATCTGCGCTATCATCTTCTTCGCTGACGGACTCGTTTTCAATATATTCATGCTGATACCCGCTTAAAACCTCTAAAATTTCTGTGATGTCTGTTTCCAGTGATTCAGCAATAAATTCTTCCTCCTGGTGAGACAATAAACCCGATAAACGATTGGGCATCGATATTAATTTTGCTCGAACCTGAACCAATGCGTCACTGAAATTCTCCATTAAATCATCAATGTTTGCCAACTGTTCTCGCTCTTTTGCTAGTGCTAGTTCAGCTTGCAGTGCCCTGGCAACTTCATATCTACGTTTTGCTTCATGAACACCAATCTTACCTCCTTCTTCTGGTGTCGGTATTGTTTTTTTAACTTCGTGATCGATAATCCATTGCACCGCAATCTTACTATCGAACAAATAAGCGTTACCGGTCATCGTGAAAGGTAACCCTTCATCCATCATTTTCTTAATGGTCATCGTTGTCTTACCGATCATCGTAGATAGGGTAGACAAAGACCAAGGAACCCCTGTGTCAATGTACATATCTGACTTCAGCATCGGTTTTTTATTCATCACTCTAACCCGCATTTGTATCTGTTAATCGAATTAATCTTGTCGATGACATCATCCACCGACTTCCTCACCCTTAATAAATTTCTACGATCAACACCATGTCTACGTGACACTTCACTGGATGATAACCCATGACAATAATAACCAACTGCGGCTACGCGCAATGCTGGCGAATGCACACTGGCTAAATCCAGATAGATTTCAATTATTCGATGATCGTTGAACCCGTTGGTCATGGTTACCGGTTACTGATAATAGGGGGTGGGTCATAATTTAACTCATGGGTTAAAAATATGCAACTTTTTGCTGAGTTTATGGAGAGCGCGGCTCTGCGCCCCTGC